GCCAATGGAGGAACAGGAGCTTGAGGGGATTATTGCTTCATTGATTGAAGAAGCACAAGATTATATTGATTTAACGGAGGCACCTGACAGGGTTAAAGCAAGTGACTACTATCAGGGCAAACCTTTTGGCAACGAAGAGGATGGACGTTCACAAGTCGTTTCTTATGACGTAAGAGACACCGTTTCTCTGATGATGCCCCAGATAATGAGGACTTTCTTTGGAAGTGAGAAGGTAGTTGAGTTTGTACCCCGTGAAGCCTCTGACGTACCAAACAGTGAACAAGCCTCAGATTACGTCAACCAAGTTGTATTAGGCCAAGATAACCCTGCATTCTCAGTGTTTTACAGTGTTTTCAAGGATGCACTCGTTAAACGTATAGGGGTTTTAAAAGTTGATTGGGAGAGGAAAGAGGAAGTTGAGCATGAGGAATTCACGATGCTTGATGATATGGGTCTGGAAGCACTTTTATCCGATCCTGATATAGAAGCCTCCGAAGCTAGCAGTTACCCCGATCCGAGTTACGTGCCACCTCCACCAGAGATGCTGGCACAACAACAGCAGCAGGTGCAACAACAAGCACAGCAACAGGCACAACAAGCCCAAGCACAGGGACAACCACCACCCCCACCACCAGAGATGCCACAGGAACCACCTGTGCCTCAGTTGCATGATGTGGTGATACGTAGGGTTCAGTCTCAGGGTCAGATAATTGTTGAGGCAATTCCACCCGAAGAATTCTTAATAGACAGAAGAGCCAAATCAGTAGAAGATTCGGCATTAGTAGCCCATAGGCGTTATCTATCAGTCTCAGAGTTAGTCCAAATGGGATATGACTTTGACGAAATGATAAAGCTGGCAGGAGGAGAAGACGAATTTGATTCCAATTCAGAATACCTTTCAAGACATACAGTCGGAAGTTTCCCAGATAACACATCAGGTGGGGAGGCAAACAGGAAGGTTCTTTATATTGAATCGTATGCACGTGTGGACTATGACGGAGACGGCATAGCAGAGATGAGGCGTTTTTGTACTGCCGGATCACATCATGAGCTATTACACCATTCACCAGTAAATTCGATACCTTTTGTCTTGTTTAATGGACATCCTGAACCTCACAAATGGGTTGGGAGTTCTGTTGCAGACCTGACTATGGACATACAACTCATTAAGAGTTCCGTCCTCAGAAATATGTTAGACAGCCTCGCCAAAAGTATCCATCCAGATACTTGGTTTGTTGAGGGACAGGTCAATGAGGACGACATACTTTCTAATAAGGTTGGCAAGGTAGTACGAACTAGAAGTCCGGGTGTGGTTGGAGAGTTTATAAAGAACTTTTCTGGTAAAGAGGCATTTCCGATGATGGATTACCTCGATCAGATAAAAGAAGACAGAACTGGCATGAGCAAAGCCAGCATGGGATTAAACCCAGATGCCCTTCAATCATCAACAAAAGCAGCAGTTTCAGCAACAGTATCTGCATCACAGGCCCAGATTGAGCTTTTATGCAGGGTATTAGCAGAAACTGGCATGAAACCGTTGTTTAAGAAAATATTAAAACTTCTGAATCGGCATCAGGAGAAAGCCAGAATGGTTCGTTTGAGGAACCAATGGATACCAATAGACCCACGAGCATGGGATTCCGACATGGATGTTAGTGTCAATGTAGCATTGGGTCTTGGTACTACAGAAGAACGTATGCAGATGCTTGAAGCTATTTCTCTAAAGCAAGCAACGATTCTTGCCGAACAAGGTTTAGATAATCCTCTGGTAACAAACGAACAGTACCACAATACTTTGACAAAAATGACCGAATTATCTGGTTATAAAGATACACAAAGTTTCTGGACTGATCCAGCAACTTACGAGCCACCTGAACCAGCACCACCCGAACCAACACCTGACGAGATATTTGCACAGGCACAAGCAGATAAGGTTCGTGCAGACATGGAAGTAGATCAGGCACGTTTGACATTGGATCGTGAAAAGATGATACGAGACGATGACTTACAACGAGACAAAATGGAGTCTGACTTGGAAATGAAAGTCAAGGAACTTGAAAACAAATACCAGACCACTGTTGATCAAACTGAGATCAGAGGAATGATGGAACGTGACCGGGAGCAAATAAAAGCCGAGGCACAACAGGCGTTGCAACAACAACAAATGGAACAACAGGCACAGATGCAACAACAGGCACCTCCGATGCCTCCACAAGATATGAATCCCGAACAAGCTGGGCAAGTCCCAATGTCACCAATACCGAACTAAATGGCACGTACATCGAAAGAAGCAAGAGTAGATAAAGGGAATTCAGCACAAAAGCTGATCAACGATCCAATAATTCAGGAAGTATTTGAAAAATTGGAGACATCATACAACAACGCTTGGATCTCTTCAGGTTTAGAGGACAGTCAGAAAAGGGAGACATTGTATTTGTCTATCCATGCTCTGTCACAATTTAAACTTGAGTTGGAGTCCATGATTATGGGGGGCAAAATTGCCCAAAAGGAATAATAAAGTGACGGGTAATCAGCTTGTCTGAATAGACCTGATCATAGAAAGAAAAAATGGCTGAAGAAGTAGTAGACGGGATTAGTACCTTTGTAAGTGATGATCTCGGTGAAGCAGCAAAAGTTTGGGGCAACGAACTGGCCTTAGAGAACGGTGAGGAATTACCTGAAGAAGATAACCAGTCAATGTCAGATTCGGCTGAAGAAGAACCAGTCGAAGAGTTTGAGCAAGAAGAAGAGTATGAGGAGGGTGAGGAAGAACTAGAGGAAAGGCTTTATGAAGTTAAGTCCAATGGTGAAACCAAATCTGTCACTGAACAGGAACTAAAAGATAGTTTCTCAAAAGGTGAGAATTATACTCAGAAAAGTCAGAGTCTTTCAGAAGAAAAAAAGATATTTGAACAGGAACGGGCAGAATCAAGACAAATGAGAGACCAAGCAATCTCCGTCCTTGAAGCTGCACAAGCTCAGACTAAGCCAGTACAGCACGATCAGGCTTATTGGGAAAATCTTAAAGACACTGATCCAATGACTTACTTTACGGAAAGAGATGCACTTAGAGAAGCACAGATGGAAGACCAACTACGTGGACAACAGCTACAGCAGTTGAAAGCACAGGAGTCCTCCGAAATGCAACAACAACAGCATCAACATTTCCTATCACAACAGGAAGAGTTAAAAACACTTGTACCTGAGTGGGATGACGTAAAAAGGGCTGATACCGAGAAGAAAGCAGTTCTTGAATGGGGAAGCACCGTAGGCAAATTCTCCGATGAAGAGTTGGCAAACGCCACGGATGCTAGAGCAGTAGCAACGATGAGAAAAGCAATGCTATATGACAAAATTCAAGAGAAGCGGAAGGGTCTCAAACCCGTACAACGTCAGAATATGAGGTCAGGATCGCAGTCTGAAGAACCCAGTAAAATGAAGGCTGGAAAGGCAGCACAGAGACTTAAAAAATCTGGCAGTATCAATGATGCTGCTGGGGTATTCTATAATATGATTCGTTCAAAATAAGGAGTTTATAATGGCAGCCATAGCTGGAACATACCAAACCTATACGGCAATAGGCCGTAGAGAAGATTTGGCAAACACAATTTATAACATTTCACCTTCAGATGTGCCTTTTATGTCAATGATTGGCAGGTCTAAGGCAACTAACACTTTAGCAGAATGGCAAACGGATACACTTGCTGCAGCAGCCCACAATGCACAGATTGAGGGAGATTTGTATGCTTTTTCTGCTGTTCCCGTAACAACGAGACTTGGAAATTATACCCAAATCTCATCTAACACAGTGATGATTTCTGGTTCTCAACAAGCAGGTAACAATGCTGGCCGAGATTCAGAGATGGCACTTCAGCTTGCAAAAAATTCCAAGCAATTAAAGCGAGATATGGAAACTGTACTCACCCAAAACGTAGGTAAAAGTGCTGGCACAGCAACGGCAGCACGTAAAACAGGTGGGTTGGAGACTTGGACTTCTACTAACGTAAGTCGTGGTAGTGGTTCAACAGTTGGTTCTGGTGCAGGTGCAGGAGCAGCTCCGGTGGATGCAACTACAAAGCGAGCTTTCACAGAAACCATTC